GGCCCACCCTCCCTGGACCTTGAGTCCTGGCACGAGCTTGAGCGCTTGCTGCTTGTGCCTTGAGCCCTTCACTCTTCGGACCTCTGAGGGTTAGGCTCGATCCACGGACGTTGCCGGCCCACCTGATCAATGCTCTTGAAGAACTTCCTGCAGTCCTGTAGGTACCACTCGGGCAGCGTGCCATGGTCCTCGGTGAACCATGGCAGCAGGTCCCCGCGCCGCGGGGATCGCTTCTTACTCATGCTGACACTCCGCGCACATGTAACCGGTGACTTCCCAGTGGTCACAGAATATGCGGTTCACGAACTTCCCGGACCCCAGCACGGTGGCATCACCGCACTCTATGCACGGCTGCCCCGGGTAGAGCTCACGCTGGTCCACGAAGTCCTCACCGTTCTGGCCCCAGTCACTCATAACAGCACTCCTCCCAGTGCCGGCCGCAGTGGTAGCAGTGCTCCTGCTGCCTCTCCAGCTCTTCGATGCGCTTCTGCATCAGGACGACCTGAGCGCGCAACGCCTCTTCCAGCGAGGTGAACTCGCCCTTCACTAATTTTAATGTCATAAAATTTCCTTTCTTTGATTAATCACACAATATCCCATATTCACGGTCCGCTGTACAGTAAATTTATTTTCTTTTTTTTCTTGACACATCTGGGATTTCATGATATAATCCCGCGCCTGCGACCTTGCGGGCCCACCCGCCCCTGGCTTGAGACCTTGCGGCTTGCGGCTTGTGCCTTGCGCCTGTGCCTTAGCTTGTAGCCCCAGCGTCTGGACAGCTGGTCCTGGGACCAGGTCACCGGCCCGCGGCTGTGGCGCGCGCTAGTGTTTCCCATAGGCTACGTTTTTTATTGATTGATCCCAGCAGGCCCGGCACGTCTTGCACTCGTTGTCTTGGTCCGGTGCAGGACAGGTCCTGCCCGTCGTTACTACCGTCGAGGTGAGATGCCAGCTGCCCGGCGCCGGCGCGTCAACCTTCGTAGCACTTAGGCGTATCGTAAGGTTGCGCGGTACCCGGTCCGCCGGGACTTTAGAAAGGATACCAGCTTCACGCGTTGGAAGCCAGTGCGCCACGTCAGGGGTTAACCTGCAAACGTGGAATATTTTTAATAGATGCTTCACCGACTGGACGTCGCCGCTGTCATGCCACCTGAAGAAGCGGGACTTGCGGGCGTTGATGTCCGCGGCCATGGTCCGTGCCCAGTCGGGCCGGGTGATACTAGCCAGGCGCCTGTACATGGCGTCTTTAACGTTTGGAAACCTGTAGCGGCCCTTCAATGCGTAGCATCCATGACACACGCTCCCCGGGACCTTAGCCAGCTTGCTGCCGACCTTGCACTCCCAGGCTGGCAGGTTGTAAGCGTAGCCAGGCATCTTGGACGGCTTCGACAAGCCGCCCGTGATTAGTTTACGTTGTGCTGCATTACTCATACTTCGAGTCTATGTACTTTTCTATGTATTCGTTGCATTTTTCTTTCCACGCGTCGCGTTCAAAGCCTGCAAGATGTAACCGGTATTTTAGTTTCTCGTTTTCTTTTTTTGCTTTAGTAACATCCTCCTCGGCGTCTTTATATAACCTTTCCCAGTATCGCTCGCGCTCTTCTGATGTAAAGTTTTCTTTATAAGATTTTTTTTCAGTCATGTTTTTACCTTTCTTTAGTTTGTCACAATATCCCATATTCACGCCCAGGGATCAAGTATTTTATTTTCTTTTTTTTCTTGACTCGTATGGGATTCTGTGATACAATTCGCGGCCTTGAGACCTTGCGGGCCCACCCTCCCTGAAGCCTTGCGAGCTTGCAACCTTGCGCGCCTGCGCTCGATCCAGTATTCGTGGACCACGCCACGGGGTTTATCATTCATTTTAAATCCTTTAACTTGGTGAGAGCCCTTGTACGCCGTTATCTAGGATCGGTTATATATCTGACGCCTAGAATTAAAGTCAGATACTTTTAGTACTCGGTAGCTCTCATAACTTATGCAAGCTAAGGTCTTACAGATATATCTACCATGCCTCGCTTGTCTTAATTCACTAGAGAGAAACCTCCAGTAGAAACAACGGCTACTGTCGGCTCTTTATCGTCTAGCTTTATATTATTCATAGCTTGTGATAATCGTGTCTTGGTCTGTTCACTCACTATGGACAATTCCTTACCAATGTCTGTGTTTTCAAAATTCACACACTCTTTAACATTAGTCCAATATTGTTCTATATCGCCTAAGAATTTTGCTTGGTCAATAATAGAACCCATATCAGTTATTAACTCGTACTTTGTTTTCCACAACTCTCGGTGTGCATTTAACAATCCTGATCTAGCTTTCTCAAATTGTTTTAGCATTAGCCAATCAGTCTCGCTTTCTAACATCATACACCTAGAATGGCATGAGCCAGACACCACGACTTTACGATACTTACCAAAGTCGTTCTCGCCATAATGACCGCTATGTTCAGTCCACCCATAGTTGCGACCTTCCATAAACAAAGCAAAATCCTCGCCATGTCCGTTGCTCGTAGCAACCGCTTTTAAGTCGTGGGATATGTCAGATTTTAATTTGTGGTAATGTGGATTTTCTTGTCTTTGTGTTTCATCATACTCAACTTTAATCGTGGCTTGGTGTCCCCTCGATTGAAAGTCTTGATGATACATAGCCAAGTATTCGTCTATGCTCATAGTGAAACTAAATTGGCTTTCACTCATGTCTGCGAATTGTGGCTTAAAGTAAAAACAACTATCCGTATCGGTAAACCTACCATAGCCACTATTAGTGCTATATCTTTGTAGCACTTTCATATCTGCTATTGGAAAGTTCTTTTCTACTGTTGGAGTGATTACTCCGTCCCATGCCATATCTCTTACTTCTCGATATTCTTGTTGAGCCAATTTTAAATCTTCCTCAACTTGCATAGGCATATTGTTATAGACAGTATGTTGCCATTCTTTTTTCAACAACTGTCTTTTCTGTTGGTTTAGTCTTATCTTTTCCATAATTGTCCTTTCTATTGATTTATGGTTTGATCTTCTTTTATCACATTTTCAGATATTGTGTCAACCAAATGTGCAAAAGCTTGTTTGTTTTCCCTAATCCATTGAGTCATGCAACCGAGACTGTGAAACCTTGCGTACTCTAGCTTTATTTCATCTTTCTCTGCCCACCCAAATTGTGGATAAGAGTAGTAAGATTTTGGATAGTATTTCTTACCACAATGTTTACATATTCTGGCGGTACTCATATTCCAAACCCCCAAAATAAAATTGCTCTCGTGGGGAAATAAATCCCCACGATTGCTATTGCAAGGAATTGCAACTTGTCCTCGCTCATTGGATAGCCTCGCTTGTCTCAACTTTAGCGACTCGCCCTGTTACATTAAATATATCAGTAAAGGTGCGATACCCAACGATCGTGTGTTCCTCGTTATCCATAGCTACGCATGTGATCGCAATGTCGCCTTTTTTGGTTTCCCAAATCTTTGACTTGTCGTCCCAATAGCATCTACGACTTTCAATGCGTTCTCTTTTTTTACAGTAGTGAGTGATATAGAAGTGGTCGGCTTTTTTCATAGCCGACACAACTTCTTGATAGCTAACTTCGTCATTTAGCATTTCATCAAGATATTTTTCAATCATCTTGTTCCTCTCTTTCTATGTCATTTTGGACTGATTGATAATCTCGTGAACCCTCGACACATACTGTGATTGTTGGTGTGTCTCTACCATAGAGTTCGTGAAAGTGATATTTAAGACCATCTCTTACACCATGGACTTCAATTCTTTCATCTCCATCATAGTCGGCTAAGAAAGCTCTTAGGTCGTCAACTTTAATACTCATTCGCTGACCTCGCTTTCTTGTTCGTATTTTTGCCATGCCATTTCCATGTCATACTCTGCACAGTCCAAGCATGTCTCGCCATCTTTAGCGAAGTAATCCAATGTAGTAACTGAATCACATTCCTTGCATTTATACATAATAAATTTTCCTTTCTTTTATTTATTATTAATTGTGTCAACCATACCATTTTATGGGAAAATCTGTCAAGCACTTTGGCAACTTTTTTTCTAACTAATTTTTAGTGTAATAAAAATACAACACCTACTACATCTTGTGCCCTTGCGGACCCACCCACCCATATGTAGTGGGTGTGGATAACTTTTATTTTTTTTCTTGACACAACATGTAGTAGGTCGGGGTAGGGGTCCCTACTATATCTTGTGTGCTTGCGTGTGACCGGGCCCACCCACCCCAGAAACTGCACGATAGGGATCCTAGTATGTCATGTATATGTTTGATCTATACATAGATATGTGCTAAATTCGTTTTGATGTTTTAAAACAAAATCGCAAAAATTTTGCGCAAAATTTTTTTCAAATGCTAACTCCAGAACAAATATCCAATCTACCATCAGATGCTAAAAAAGATTATCTACGCGCGATGTTGCTCCTGGACGAAAAGAAAAGAGATCAAGCGGTCCGCGATGATTTCTTAACGTTCGTAAAATACATGTGGCCTGATTTTATAGAAGGTGAACATCATAAAATTATGGCAGAAAAATTTAATCGTGTAGCTAATGGTGAAGTAAAACGTTTGATCATTAACATGGCACCAAGACACACCAAGTCAGAATTTGCATCTAACTTTCTACCTGCGTGGATGATCGGCAATCAACCTAATTTAAAAATTATTCAAGCAACCAATAATGCAGAACTTGCAGTCAGGTTTGGTAGAAAAGCAAAGTCGTTGATGGACACAGACGATTATAAAAAAATATTTAATACTAGACTTCGAGAAGATTCTAAAGCTGCAGGTAAGTGGGAGACGGACCAAGGTGGTGAATATTATGCAGCTGGTGTTGGCGGAAGCATCACGGGCCGTGGTGCAGACTTATTGATTATTGATGACCCGCACTCGGAGCAAGATGCGCTGAACATGGCTTCGTACGATAGAGTTTACGAATGGTATACGTCCGGTCCTAGACAACGTTTGCAACCTGGAGGTAGGATAATTGTTGTGATGACTCGATGGTCAGTAGCTGACTTGACAGGTAAATTAATGAAAGCCCAAAAAGAACCAAAAGCAGACCAGTGGGAAGTGATCGAGTTCCCTGCCATATTACCATCAGGCAAACCAGTATGGCCAGGATACTGGAAACTAGAAGAGTTAGAAGCGGTAAAAGCATCTGTAGCTATTACCAAATGGAATGCACAGTATCAACAAAATCCGACAGCAGCAGAAGGTAGTATTATCAAAAGAGAGTGGTGGCAGACTTGGGAAAAGGAAGATCTACCTGCTTTGGCTCATGTCATACAATCCTACGATACAGCTTTTATGAAAAAAGAAACATCAGACTACAGTGCTATTACTACCTGGGGTGTGTTTTATCCAGACCAAGACAGCGGTCCGGCACTCATTCTGGTAGATTCTGTCAAAGAAAGATACGAGTTTCCAGAGCTCAGACGTGTTGCAAAACAGCAATATGACTATTGGAAACCAGAGACTGTAATTATCGAGGGCAAAGCTTCGGGCTTGCCATTGACGTACGAAATGCGTAAACTGGGCATACCGGTTATTAACTTTACACCTAGTAGAGGAAATGATAAACATACTAGAGTAAACTCTGTTGCACCACTTTTTGAAGCGGGGCAAATCTGGGCACCAGATACAAAGTTTGCAGAAGAGGTTATAGAGGAGTGCGCTGCATTCCCACTTGGTGAACACGATGACTTAGTGGATAGCATGACTCAAGCCGTAATGAGATTTAGACAAGGTGGCTTCATCGAACACCCAGAAGATTACGAGGATGAAGTGTTGCCACAACAACAAAGGACGTACTATTAATGGCAATAGATAAAAATATTGATACGGTTCCAAAGCAAGACATAATTTTAGAAGATGATGTTGCCGTAGAAATTCCAGAGGAGTTTCAAGAGGGCGGTGATGTCAATGTAGAAATGACCGACGATGGTGGAGCAGAGATAGATTTTGATCCACAAGCAGAAGCCATGGAGGGCGGTCAGTTTCACGATGCTAACTTAGCAGAGTTCATGGATGACGGAGCGTTGACCGCGCTTGCATCAGAGCTACAAGAAAGTTACGACGAATACAAAAGCTCAAGATCAGATTGGGAAGATGGTTTTATCAAAGGACTAGACCTGCTTGGTTTTAAATACGAGAATAGATCAGAACCATTTCAAGGTGCATCAGGTGCAACACACCCAGTTCTTGCAGAAGCCGTCACACAGTTTCAAGCACTAGCTTACAAAGAATTATTACCAGCATCAGGACCAGTAAGAACACAGATCGTAGGTAAAGTAGATGCTGCACGTGAGGCACAATCAGATCGTGTAAAAGATTTCATGAATTATCAGTTGATGACCAACATGAAAGAATACGAACCAGAGTTTGATCAAATGTTATTTAACTTACCTCTAGCAGGTTCAACTTTTAAAAAAGTTTATTTTGATTCTGTTCTTGCAAGAACAGTTTCTAAGTTTGTGCCTGCTGAGGATTTGGTCGTACCATACAGTGCAACTTCACTAGAAGATGCAGAGTCTATAATCCACGTTGTGAAAATGTCAGGCAACGATCTGCGTAAGCAACAGATTTCTGGTTTTTACAAAGATGTAGATATTGGTGAGCCAGCTTTTGACACAAGCGATGTCAAAGAGAAAAAAGATAAAATAGAAGGCGTGTCAAGAAGTGTATCTGCAGAAATGCATACACTGTTAGAGTGCCACGTAGAATTAGATCTAGAAGGTTACGAAGATAAAAATATTGAGACGGGTGAAGAGACAGGCATCAAACTTCCATACATCGTGACCGTGCATGACGAAACGGGGAACGTGCTTTCCATTCGTAGAAACTTCGCAGCAGCAGATCAACTGAAAAAGAAAAAAGAATATTTCGTACACTTTAAGTTCCTACCAGGACTTGGCTTCTATGGGTTCGGCTTAATCCACATGATCGGTGGTTTGTCTAGAACTGCAACCGCAGCGCTACGACAGCTACTTGATGCAGGCACCTTGTCAAACTTACCAGCCGGATTTAAACAAAGAGGTATTAGAGTTAGAGACGAAGCTCAACCGTTGCAGCCGGGTGAGTTCCGTGATGTCGATGCTCCTGGTGGAAACTTACGTGATGCATTTATGCCGTTGCCATTCAAAGAGCCAAGCGGCACGCTCCTTCAACTGATGGGCGTGGTCGTACAAGCAGGGCAGCGTTTTGCATCAATCGCTGACATGCAGGTCGGTGATGGTAATCAAAGTGCAGCAGTAGGCACGACCGTAGCGCTCTTGGAGCGCGGATCGCGGGTTATGTCTGCAATACACAAAAGATTATATGCAGCAATGAAACAAGAGTTTATGTTGCTGGCAGGTAACTTTGGAACTTACTTACCAAAGATGTATCCATACGACGTAGTTGGTGGACAAAGACAAATCTTTGCAGCAGACTTTGACAACAGAGTGGACATCATACCTGTTGCAGATCCAAACAT